CAGAGAACCGTGCATTGCACTGAACAGAGAACCACCGAACACGCCAGCAACGCCGAGCATGTGGAAGGGGTGCATCAGGATGTTGTGCTCTGCTTGGAAAACAAGCATGTAGTTAAAGGTGCCACTGATACCCAGAGGCATTGCGTCAGAGAAAGAACCTTGACCGAAAGGATAAACCAGGAATACAGCAGAAGCAGCAGCGACAGGTGCGCTGTAAGCAACACAGATCCAAGGACGCATACCCAGACGATAGGACAGTTCCCACTCACGTCCCATGTAGGCATAGATGCCGATCAGGAAGTGGAAGACAACCAGTTGGAAAGGACCACCGTTGTAGAGCCATTCATCAAGAGATGCGGCTTCCCAAATGGGGTAAAAGTGCAGTCCAATTGCGTTGGACGAAGGAATAACAGCACCAGAGATGATGTTGTTTCCATAGAGAAGTGAACCAGCGACGGGTTCACGGATGCCATCAATGTCCACAGGAGGTGCGGCGATGAAGGCAACGATGAAACAGATAGTAGCAGCGAGCAGGCAAGGAATCATCAGGACTCCGAACCAACCAACATACAGACGATTGTCAGTGCTGGTGACCCAATTGCAGAACTGTTCCCAAGTATTTGATTGTTGTTGACGTGAAAGTGTAGCAGTCATTGTTTTGAAAAAGTAAGTAAGTCCATCAGGGAAATGGTGGAGGTACTTATTTCCTTACCACCCTCAGGTAAGGATATGAGAGGCATCTTTTACTTGCATAGCCTCGGTGAGGTGGTTAGACCCTTTTCTGCAAGTGTTACAACTGTTTAAGGAATCGTTACATTCCTTAACGTGTTGATGTATTTATTATAGTACGAACCCAGGGAATCCGTCAAGTGTTTCCTGCTAAATAATTCCAAGATATTCAAATGAAAAATGAAAAAAGCATTAATTGCTTTTGGAATGTTAGTGTTGGCGGCACCTGCACATGCCGATCTTACTCATAAACTCTCATCATCAGTCCAACTGACTGTAGATGCTGCGGCGACCAATGTCCAGAGAATTGGAAACTCCTATTCCGTTTCTGGTAGTGGAGTAACTCTTGATGTTGGTAGTAATGCTACTGCTAACCTTGAAGTTGGTGGTCTTGGCACTCTAACAAGTGGTGTTGCTGGTGGATCTATTCCTACCGCAACTCAAACAACTGATGGTGCTACATTCAGTTTCTCAAACTCATTCACTGCTGGTGACGCTTTAGTAACAACTGCTCCAACTGTAGGTGCGGTAAGTGCTCTTTCTAATCAAACTTCTACTGCTGCTGGTTCTGCTGGCACTCTTGCTGGTACGATTACGTCTGCAGGTGCAGTAACTTTGACTGCTGGTGGAGCAGGCACATCTGCGACAGGACAATACGTTTCTGAGATTACTGTCAAATAATGGATGTTGATGATCATGAAACTGAAGACTGTCATCGGTGCCCTGAGTGTGGGTTTGTTTTATGCATTTGTCCCGTTGACTTCACGGGCAGTGCCTGTAGTACCAAATTTTACACAGGGCTCAATGACCTCCCATACCGAAACAACAAGCACGGTTACGGAGATTATAAATTCAATAGACTATAACACGGGATATCAATATACAGTAACAGGTAGTGGTATTACAGCATCGGGAGATCTTTCCCCAGGAACGGGTGCTAATAATGTAACTATAGAAGGAGTGACCTCATCATGGACAAACGTCAACAGCAGACCATCATTCACACAGACAACACCAGGAGAAGCGTTTCAGTTCACAGAAACGTATCAAGGTCCTGGTTTAAGCAACCAAACAATAATTCAAAGAACCACAGAAATTCAAAGCGTCACCGACACTACAAGTATCTTTACGCAGTAATCCTAAGTGTTACATTCCCGACACTGGTCCACCAAAGAGTTCTTGCTGAGACTGTTGGCGGCGTTAGCGCCACTGCTTCTCCTGTTGCTAATTCCTCTGGTAGCGTCACAAACCAAGCCATCCAAGTCCTACAAGGACCTTACATCACCAACACCTATGGCGGTGGAATCCAGTGTCAAGGACCAACTCTAAATGTAACACCATTTGCTACTGCTGCAGGATCAATGCAGAAACCATATGAACCGTACTATATGGATCCTGTATATGATATGCGTGACCTTGATGGCGATGGTTCTTTGGATAACCCTGGTAACATTCTTTACCATGTACCCACCAGAACGGGTCAAAAAGATAACTACAACCTCTCAATCGGTGTCAGTGCCACTTGGAGCAAACCATTAGATAAGAAACTCCAAGAACAGTGTAAGGAAGCAGCAGCAACTCAAATCGCCTTACAGCAGCAACTGACTGCTAATAAGCGTTTAGACTTTGAGATCGCTAGACTGAAGAATTGTGGCGAGTTGAAGAAGCAGGGAATTTATTTCCACCCCAAGTCTCCATATTATAAAGTCTGTGCAGATGTGGTTGTTACTAACCCTGGTGGTGTCATTCCTCCACACAGACATTCTATTCCAACACCAGTATCAAATAAGGCAGAAGATCTAGGTGGTCCTATAGAGACGCAAAAGAAATAGTTTTATCGTAACTCTTTCCACTACCGTTAACTTGTCTCTTGGATGAGCACATAATATATTCTTCACTCTGAACAAATCCAGATTGTTCGTGGATTTTAATTACATCTTCCCACATATCACCCTGCTTAATCTTAGCAACATTCCTCCCTTCTTGAGTTTTCCCAAAGATAGACGAATAAGAGGAGAAAGAAATCTGTTTACCCATTCATCATAAGTATCACAGTTAGTGATTGACTGGGATTCTTCATCACAATAAACCTCCAAATTAAAATAAGGAGGTGAAGTCAGTATACAATCCACATCTGGAATATCGTAATTATTCATATTCAGTGCGTCATCACAAAACAAATTTACTTTGTCAGTGATGTTGAGATACTCTGCAAGTTTCATAAGACCATTGAAAGTCTCTGTATTAGGTTCAAATCCATAATAGTCGCAACCATTAGCGACAGAACCAAGCATTCTTCCACCCCAACCACAGCAAGGATCAAGAACTGATTTGCATCCTTTAGTAACTAGTTTTGCCATTTGGGGTCTATACATAGTTGACTTGGCAAGGCCACCGCAAAAATATATTCCTCTCTTCAGTTCAGAAAGATATGGAGTAGAATGTGACTTACGATTCCACTTCAATATCTTCATCAGCAAAGTTTCATCTTTCCACAGATCAACAAAAGATACATTCTTGTGATCCTTAATATCATAAAAGTTTGGGAAGAAGTGTTCGCATAATTTCATTCCCAATCTACTTGTGGAATTGATTGTTGTTCCTTCAGGTAACCAATGGCACAACTTTCCCCAATCACTTTCTAGTTGAGAATAATTATACTTTGGCAAAATATCCACATGAGATAACTCCCTGGCAAGAATAGGGAGGATCTCATCAAACTCTTCATCGCTCAGATTACGAGTTGATTCTTTGATATTAAGGAACTTTTCAATCATATCACCATTCTTTGATATCTTTTACAAAGTCAAACTCTAGCAGTTTTTTGATGTTAGTGCAAATGTAATCATCATTCCCACCACTCTTACCTGCCTGTTGAGGATTGAACATACAATCTTCACTCTTCATGTGATTAGCAAAGTCTTCCTTACTAAACCACACAATACGAGCATCACCCTCTTGTTCATTGATGCCACAGAAGATAAGACGTTCCCAATCCTTGCACACAGAAACATGGTTGATGATGAACTTATCTCCATAGATGCCACCTTTTTTATCACGAGTGGCAAGAGAGAACTTGATTTCAGTACGAATACCAGAAACCACACGGTCATGTCCAGCGGTAGAAGTCTTAGCACGTTTAACTTCATGACCAGCAAGAGTCATCAACTTGCTAACAAATCGCTCTCCAAATTCTCCTTTCTGTTTAGGAGACATAAAAACGTATCCCTCAAAGGGAGTACCTTTCCAAGGATCCTGCAGATTACTCTCAATGTAACCCAAAAGATCAGAATCTTCAAAGATGGATTGGAACATCATTTTGGTTTGAGTGTTTGTCTCAGTTCCATTATAGCATGGTTGCGGGCCCGTTGTTCGTTTCTACGCTCAGCAGTGGACAGTACGGGAACTGTCTTTCCCCGAATGGCAGCGATCTTCTTCATGACCTTCTTCACTGTGGGTTTGATGACCTTCAAAAGAACATCAGCAAGTGGTTTTGCCATGAGTGCAGAACTGGTCGCAATAACAGCAACACCACCAGTGGTCATAACTGTACCTGGACTTGGAAGTCCAGCAACAATCTGCTGCGGAATGGGGACTGCTTCTGTTATCTGAACGCACTCATTTCCCAGCAACTTATATTCAATAACCTTCTTTCGGAAACCCTCTACGAATGTTCCGACAGGTTCCTTTGCTTCCTGTGCTAGTGTAGGACAATCTACCTTTACTGTGGTAGGTGGTGCCGCTTTAGGGATCTCCACCTGCCCTGGTGGTTTTGGTGTTTCTTTCTGTCCAGTATCAACACCAGCAGGAGCAGTAGGAATTATCTGCTCAGGTTCAAAATTAATAGGATTATAACTTGGCACAGTACCATCACAATAAGTCATTGTACCATTTTCATCATCCCGTGTCAATATATTACTATTACCACTATCGGGATGTGACTCAACACAACCAGGCATGTCAACAATAGGTAACCCAATATTTTGTGTTACTGGAACTACTGGTGGTATTGCTTGTGTGTATTGCATCAACCAATCAGGAACTGGAGGAACATCCAAGTCCCTGATTTGGATTTCTCTTATTTCAGGCATTAATCATCGTGATGAAATAATTTCAAAATACCAGAATACAAATGGTAGAAAAAGACATAAAGAAAAAACTTTCCTTCAGTGTCTCTATTCTTTCTTCTTGATGTAGTCATGAATCACCTTTCTATTAGAACTATTTAACAGGTATAATACCACCCGTTACTGAGGGGACATTTGTCTTTGACATAACACCACCAGTAGCAGATGGCATTGAAGGCATTGCCGACTTAACCATCCCTGGGAGTGCTCCTGTAACTGCTTTAGTTACTTCTTCTGTTGCCTTGATACGGACATCTTCAATGATTGCATCTTTGTTAAGGAAGAGATATGCTCCACCACTAACAACTCCAAGTGATACGAGTCCTGATAGAATTGCTACCACGTTTACTAGTTTCTGCATTACTTCTTTTTACCCCCGTTCTTAGCTTTCTTTGCTGTTGCGTTGCCCTGGTTCTGCTTCTTGTTGTTCGCAGTCCCCTTCTTGCCCTTGTTCGGACTCTTGGACATCTTCTTCTAATTCCTTAAATGATAGGCGCAAAATATATATGACACAATATGCCGTAAATGCAAGTCCACAGCATAAAAGAATAATAACTGACCACACTGGATCATTTAGATTTTCATGGGATCTCAGAAGTAATTCCATGTAAGTACTCCTTTTCTGCCTGATAAGGAACTATTTTTTTAGTTTTCAATTCCCATGCATGAATTATGTCTGGTATTAACCACTCATCTATGCGAGAGCAATGATCCCAATTAGCAGGAACAGTTACACAAGGGATGATCACAGTAGACCAAAATGCTACAGCATAATTTATAATAGTTAGCATAATGTATCATCTCCACTTTTTATAATTTATAGAAGTATCATTCCAATCACCATCATCAAACCAAGGATCTCTGATGCGAATATCATCAAGGCCCTCTACTTCTGATGGTCTAGTTTCAACAATTGGTTTTGGTTTATCTTCTTCTTCCCAAGTTTTTATGATCTCATTGACTTGTTTATCAACATCAGTCATCTCCATATCAACTTTACCCTGAACCCACATAGTCCATAACCACTCAATAAAACCTAGAGCAAGGTGATTGATGGGAAACTTTTGTTTGTTTGCCCATCTCTTGCTCTTAGTATACCAATTTTCTTCTCCACCCCAATAATACTTAAATTTATATTCCATTAGTCACAATCCTTAGTCATGGTGGCGATCTCTCCACCAATCTCAGCACCAGTGTTTCCACCAAACATTGTTATCCATCCTGCTGCCAACCAACCAATATAAGGAATATTAGCAAACATTGGGGCAGCAGAAGCACCAATACTAGTTCCAACCAATCTACCTGCATTTTCGCCACCACCTTCCGCCTTGATGCACTCTAGTTTTTGTGCAGTCAACTTTCCCAACTCACCACCCTGGAGATGTGTCGCTCCGTCCATGGTGTACTGTTCCTGTTGGATAATTTTTGTGTCCCCACCAATACCGAAGAAACCATTCTTCTTCACAACAATCTTATCTTTACCCATAACAGTGGGGGCATTAGATCTGTATTGGATACGATATCCATCCTTATATGCTTCTACCTCATAGGCAGTGTAATCACCCACAGGTAAATTGATGATAGGAACTTGAGTTCTATTCATTAGGTGTCCAATAACACCCAAATGAGAGATACCAAAAACGGTCCCCACAGTGAGCAGTGCCCACTTAAATGAAGACCGTTGAGGTTTATTTACAATTGGTTGTGGTTCTTCAGAACCAGAATTCTTGGTGAACATACATCATACCGTTGGCATAATAGGTGGTTCTCCTCCCTTCTTATCTGGTGTTACACCAGCAATCTGAAGAGGTGCTTGTTCAATACGAATGGTCTGAGCAGGTGCTGTCTGTGCTGCAGCAGCAATCAGTTTCTCTAAGTCTGCCTTAGAAATACCACCGTTAGCACCACTCATCTTCATTGTCCCATCACCAGACTTCTTCGCTGTCTGGACACCAAAGGTAGCTAAAACTCCAGTGAAGACCGATGCGATGAAAGTGGGGTCAAGTTTCTGCTCAGGAATACCCAATGCAGCAGGGAGTTTAATGTATGCCAGAGTAAGAATGCCGCCTGACCAGACAAGAATTCCAAGACGGACCATTGTACTGATTGCTTCCAACTGACTTTCATGATCAGTTGCAGCATCCTTCAACTTACCCATAAAACCTTTTTTCTTTTCCTCCTCTTTGGGAGTTTCCTTTACCTGTTCAGACATTTGACCAGAAGCGATGCACTGCTATTTAGTCAGATATCCTTCTTCACGCAACCATTTTTCAGTTAAAGGTGTTGGTTTGTAATCCGTCCACATAGTGCCAGCAGCACATGACTTAAGCGCAGCAGCAGTCATTCCTTCAGTCTTACCTGCCCACTTTGCCTCTGATTCCCAAGGCACAGCAGACTTAGGATAAGTTTTCTCTACAATGTCACGCCAGATTTGTGGAACCTCTTCCTCTGGTTTGATGATAGCAATCATAGAGTTCTTGATAGAACCTGCCATACAGTCCTGTGCAGCGTGCCATCCTTCGTGACGCATTACAGTCATAAGGACGGAAGGACGATGCATAAAAGCATCATTCAGATAAAAGTTATTGGAGACAGTATGATAGACACCACGGTGTCCTACAGGGAAATACTTTTCATGCCCTAGAAAAACCATAACTCCGATTTTATCAAGGGATAGAAGCATCGCATCAAACTCTGCAGCGACACTACTGTAATCAGAATCAGGATAATTGCGCTGAATATCTGATATGGATCTGACTCGTCGGACATCTTCGGTGCATTCTCGGACTAACATGCAACCCATAGAATCCATCGTATAGAATCCTTTTTTGATTTTAGATTCACTTGCTAGTGCTGGAGCAGCAAGCAAAGTAGATCCAATCAATCCAAGCAATAGTTTTTTCATGGTGAATAATACGCTTGATAGTATTTAACTATCCCACTGGTAGACACATTTCCCTGAGAAACCCAATCATGGGCACA